TTAATTATATGAATATATGTTGCCATAAATCTCTTTTGTTTTCAATACTTTGCTCTTTAAATATTTACTTTTTATGATTTGATCTTTAGATTTTAAAAAAGGAAATTCCTATACTATTAAATTAGGTTTTGGTCTTGTATTACTTTTCCACATATCCAATTTGTATCTAAACCACCAAAATAAAATGGATATGTATCATCATCATTAAATGTCCAACTAATCGGGAATTTAACTTCACAATTAGATATATATCTTTTAGTTGCTAGAAATTGATAAATTTTTTGCAAGATATTTATAACATCTTTATGCCCTTGATATGTATCTTTATCATTGTAAATCCCAATCATAAAAGTAATTCTAGTTGAATTTTCTTCACCATCATCTTCTCCATTTTCTAATCTTACTAGAATAAATGGGTAGTGAGTTAAATCTTTTTGATTTAATTTAGCAGGCAAATATTGAGGATATATATTTAATTCAACTTCCTCAACATTAAATGATCTATATTCAGAGAATAGATTTTTAAGTTTTTCAACTATATCATCTTGCAAAAAGGTAGGTATCATCATCTAGCCTCCAAAATTCTGTTTATTTCATGATCAATTCTCTTTTGTAATGTTTCATTAGCTTTTTGTTGCAATTCTCTAAATGTTTCTTCATTTCCAATCATTTCAGGTACAGCAGGTCCAAAAAGTCTTTTTATAGGAAGTCTTTTAACACCTTCTCTTTGCATAACAATACTCTTACCATTAACAGTAATTATAAAAGCCCTTAAAATTGATTTTAAAGAGCCACTTTTTTTAACTTGTGCCTTTTGTGACCTTGGAGGACGTTGAGGTCTACTCTTTGGGTTTATTTTGAATTTATCTAATCCTAAAAGTTTGCCTTCTGATTTAACAAGTGCATTCAAATTTGATTTATTAGATTTTATAACTTTTATCGTTTCCTTAACATCTTTATTTTTAATTATGTATTTTTGAACAGTTAATTTAGCCATGTTAGTTTTTGCATTTTCAGCTGCCCGATTTATTGCCTTAGATAAAACATTAGGAGTTTTCTTTTTGAAAGCTCCTAATCTGTTTTCAACATCGTTTAAATGCTCTAAATTTACTTCAATAATACTCATGACAAAAACTCCTCCAAAACAATAATATAAGCTGACTCTTCTTCATCAACATTAACTATACGTTTTTTTCTTCCGCCAAATAAAACAATTTCTCCTATTGCAGGTTGAATTCCGTAATCAGATTTTTTTACATATAACAAAACTTCACCAATATAAACACCATCTGATGAACGCAAATTACGTTTTTTCAATTCTTCATTATCTCTGATTATTTTCATATCAACTCCGTTTATTTCAATCGTTTCAGCGAATTCATTAATATTAAAGAATATATCTAAATCACTTGAAAATCTATCTTTTAAAGCCACTATAACCACTTCCTACTTTTTCTTTTTTGAGTCTTTTGAAGATTTTATATATTCATCTGTATCAAAATTAATACTTAAATCTTCATTAGTTTCAGTTAAATCATCTACTTCAACTTCTTCAGTTAAATCATCTACTTCAACTTCTTCAACATCAGTTTCGGTTGAATCATCTACTTCAAATTCTCCTACATCTGTTTCTGTAGTATTAATTTCTTTTAAATCTTCTTTTTCATTTATAATTTCATTTTCTACACAATTTCTAGGTTTTGGAATCTCAACATATTCAGCAGCACCACACTCAACTAAATTTTGTTCTACTTTTTCATCAAATTCAATAATCTCGCCTTTTTCATAATAAGTTTTATTTGCTTTAATTCTATGTAAAGCTTTTATCAAGTTAATTCACCCTTTCAAATTTAATAAAGAGAGTGTTTTCACACCCTCTTAAACAACTTTATATGTTGCCCATGAATTAATATCCCATGGTTTTGGCATTGGCTTCGAAGATAGTCGATGTTTTAAAACATCATCGCTGACATTTGTAATTATTTTAGGTACACGTGTACCTTCGTAAGTATGGAATCTTTTATCTTCTTCCAATTGAGTAATTGCACCATAAAGCATTTCACCCAAGTTTTTAGGTGCTACTGTAAAGTGATCCGTTGGATAAATTGAACTAACCGTTCCACCAATTGTTTGATACCATGCTTCATAAATGTATATAGGTAAATTAAGTCCTTTTAAAATACCTGCAAATGTATAACCATTTCCATTTTCAAAGCTTAGTTGAGGATTTAATTCACCAATACTAAAGTTTCTAATATCAAGTAACTTTCTAAAATCTTCATCAGCTTCTAGTAAATCATAAGCATCAGTCCCCAAAATAATAGCTCCTGGATTATATCCAGCTTTTCGAACTTGTCTTACAGCTGATTTAATATCATCCATTTTTTTAGAAGTTGATTCATCCCACTTTTCTGTTGTTTCTAAAGTAGTTTTTTGACCAAATCCATAATCAATATTATCGTCAATGTAATTCTCTAAATTATCATCTAAATAACCTCTAACATTAATTATTCCATTCGATAAAAGTTCAGAACACATTAATTCTTCTCTTCTAGTTATCATATTATCCATTTCAAGCATATCTTTATCAATTATCGCTTGTTGCCTATCTTCTGGACTCAATGTTGTATGGATTGTTTCACCCATTTGCCTATCATTTAACATTTCTTCTGTAATAGGTCTAGAAATAGCAATTGTTGGTGGTTCGTACTCATTTGTTTTATATCCGGTTCTCTCAACATTTATACCCGATACATTTGGAGCAACAAAAGGAGCAGTTAAATACTTTCCTTTTCTAAAATCCATATCAACTTTTTTTGTTGTAAATGTATTTACCGCTCCAAAAAACATATCTCTCAAAAAAGTTGTTACTGGCATATTCTTATCAAAAGACTTACTCATACTTCTTGGTTCATAGATACCTACATTTCCATTAGTAACATTACCCATAGTTTATATTCCTCCCTTATTTTTTTAAGCTTCTGGATATTGATCTGCTAACATAATACCTAAAGCTCTTAGATTTTCTTCCGCATTGCTAGGTGCACCATTAGTTCCATATGTCAATTCATCTCTATGGAAATAACCTGTTTTATATGCTACTGCTTTTATATCTGCTGTAGTATCTGCATCGTCCGCAAGTATATACTTAGGTTCAACGCTTCCATCAACTGCATTTGCATCACACAACATATATTTTCCTGCATCATCACTTGCTTCAACTGGTACAGTAAATGTTGCACCTACTGTAAAATCAGTAGACCCATCGTTTATAGTGAAATTTATATGTTTACTTGCATATGCAGTTCCTACTACTGCATCAGCTAATCTATTTCCATTTGGATCAACAACAGAAAATGTTCCGCTATCAGTTGCAGCCGTTACACATTTTACTATGTAATTACCAATTACAGCATCTTTAGCAATACTTACCGCTGTCATTGTTCCATTTCCTGTACCTGTTAGTACTGGTGTACCAATTACTTTTTTAATTTCTCCAAGTACACTTCCTTTTTCAAGTGTTCCTTGACCAGATTTCAAAGTTACACCAGTAGTCAACAATTCAACCTCATGTCCTGCAATTAAATTTTCAGGTTTTATACTTCCAACTTCTTGATAACCCATAATTACTCAATCCCCCTTCTTCTTTTATCTAAATTCATCGCTGAATTTTTAAGCCTATCTACTAATGTAGCAGGTTTTTCTTCTCCTGTTGCTGGCTCATTTGCAGGCGGTGTTACATCACCATCTTTAGAATCATCAGAATCATCTTTAGAATTCTTAAGATATTCTGATGATTTGTTTTGTTGCTCTAACATAGCTTTATAAGCTAATGATTCAGCGTTATCAAATTCCTCATACTTAGCTTTATTTAAAAGCTCAGGCGAAACAGAATTTTTTAACTCATCTAACTTTTTCATTCTTTCTCTTTCTTCTTTCACAGCATCATTTCTGATGTCTTTTTCAATTTCATTCTTGTAAGCATTTAGTAATTCAGGATGCTCTTTTTTCAATGTTTCTAAGTCCATCTTTACTTCCCCCTTCTTATTTTTATTTTGATTATTTATATAAAGTGGTTGATTAACCACAGTAATACAAGGTTTATTCTTGAAACTTGACAAGTCATGCGAGATTCCATTTGTAATTAAAAAATTATTTTGAATAGCATCATCAATTTTAACTTTTTCAAACATAACCTCATCCGCAAAACCTTTTTCAACACAATCATCTGCAGTAAGCCATGACTCTTCTCTCATCATTTTGTAAAGTTCTTCTTCATCAATACTAACTTTACTCAAATATGCGTTCATGATAGATTTTTTAACCTTTTCTAAAGCTATTGCTTTTTTCTCAAGTTCTTCAGCATTAAAATAACCCATTATTCCAACCATTGGGTCATGTATCATCATCATTGCATTTGTTGGAATTATAATCTTATCTCCAGCCATGGCGATGAT